ATTTTTGCCATCGTATGCTGGAAGATCTTTTTTTTGAATTATAATATTTTTAATACCTGGATCTGGGGTTGCCACTATTGAACCTCAATCGCAAATCTAAACTCAATGTATCCAGAATATGCTGTTTGCTTGATGATTGGCTTTGCATCTATATTTTTAACAATAGAGTATCCAGTTAATCCATAAAGAGGGTTTGATGTCGATTTATTTTCTAAGCGCAGTCCATCAAAGGATACATAGTAGTCAGAAGAAACAACGTAGGCATTGCTTGAGTTTATTTTAAAAACTGACGCATAGGCTTTTACTAGGTTTACAGAATTCCAAGAAAATGGCGTTGCTCCAGAATTATAAAAAAGTTCTTGTAACTGTTTTGTTACAACAAAATATCTATTTGAAGAAAGATCAATTGACATATCATCTGAATCAATTTCCATTCTTGCTGTCTGAGTCCCATCTGTTGAGGCAAACTCCAAAATAATTTTAAACTTATCTGGGTCCAAGCCAGTCTCATTTTTATTTACAATTGAAAAAGCAAGTTTTAGTTCATCTACAGATGAGTTTCTTGTGAGATCAATAGAGACTCCGTTATAAATTAAACACTTAGATGTTGCAGATGCTGAGAGTCTTCCACTTGTTTTTGTTATTGTTGCAGAATCTCCCCGCACTAAGACTGTTTCATTTAAAAATCTAGATCTTTCATTTCTTGCAATTCTTACGCTTGAGTTAAAAATAGTATTTTCTGCGCTTGTTTTTATCACTGGGCACTCAACAAGTGCTCCATTTGTTCCTACATTGTACGAACCAAGGATGTTGTTTGTTACAGCGCTTGTAACTGCATTGGTGCTAAGTGGGTCTAATATTTGTGGAATTTCTGTAATTGTTCCTGAGCCAGATGATGGACTATATAATTTCCAGTTTTCATTATTTGCCCATGAAAATAATGATTTACTATCGTAGGCTCCATTTGCAGTATTAGATCCAACAGAAAAAACACCAACCTCTGATATTTCATATCTTGGGGTGGAGTCTAGTTCTGCAGTAAATACAATTTTAGATACACCATCTTCTTTAACATATCCTCTAGATGTAATAGGGACTCTTTGCATTTCAAAATCAAGGCTAGTCTTATTTCCCATATCTGATATTTCTTGTGATGTAAATGTGTGACCAGCATCAACTGGCTTTGGTCCACAACCAATCGCAATGTAAGAGGCGTAGGCTGGTGCCTGTCCTATAAGGTATTTTGCTAGTATGCTTTTGCCAGTATTAGTTATCATATTTATCCCGCCCCATATATTGTATCATTATACTTGGTCCCATTTACCTGTATTTCAACACGTACATTCTCATCACTACCAAGATTAACTACATTAATAACTAAGTCTCCAGTAGTGCTATCAATATATACGGCAGCACCATCTGGACCGTTTCCAGTCTCTGGAACATACTTTTCAAACTTTAAAGGAAAGGCATCAAAAGTTGACTGAATTGTTCCTTGCATAGCAATTAGATTTAATGGATTATACTGAAAGAATATGCTGCTTAAATTTCTAATTGGAGAATATAGAATATCTTGTCCATTTACCATGTCTGATCTTGATAGACTTAGTAATTCTATACCGCCAATGTCTTCAAATATTAAATCACTCATGACCTCAATTGGCATTGGTGCAGAGTTAAAAAGAACTAGGTCTGGAGTTGGTATTTTTACAGCATCCTGAGATGCTGCTGATGTTGTTGTAGGTGTTGGTGATGTTGCATCTACTGCCATATTAAATTTCCCCCAAGTATACTGTCATTTCAGGACCAGATATAGATCTAGTATAGTCTATGCTATAGACTACATATCTCTTATTTTTTGAATCTAAAACATCAATTTCGTTATCTAGATAATCAATCTCAACAATATCGCCTAATTGCATAGTTGGCAAAGAAAAAATCTTAAGCCCAATAGAATTTCTTGGCTTCATAACTCTTTGAGTTAGCCAAGACATTAAAGAATTTGCTTCATCTGCAGATTGTACGTATGGAACATCCAAAGAAAAGTCTTTGTTTCCGTGAAGCATTCTGCTTAACTTAATGCTTTCATATTGTTTTTTAACTTTAAATGGAGATGACACAAGGGCTGAACCAGCAAACTGAGGATCAGAAAAATCACTTCCCTTATTAAAAAATTCATCAACAGTTAATTTATTAGAACTTTGCTGTGTAAATGTTACACCCTGTATTCTTAGGTAGTTACCACTTGAGGAATCTAAACTGATTGCAGTATCTGTTGCATTGAATACCATAAATTCTGCTCCATATGAACCAGCCCTGAATCCAGAAACAGAATATGTCTTTAGCGAATTAAAGGTTGGAGATAGTTTTGCATATAGTGCTGGATACGCCTTATCGTATTTAACATTAAACGTTGCACACTCTCTCATGATTGTTCCAAATTCTTCGAAGTATATGTTGTACTTTGGTGGCTGTGATGGATCTATACCAGACAGATAAGTATTCTGAATCATTCCACTTAAAGCGTACTTCTTAAATGATTCATGAACATCTACCGAATCATCTCCATATACAGACTGAACTGGCGTTTCAAGAACATTAGATGTATTTTGACTATAATTTGTTGTCAGAGCATATATATTTTCAAACATTATTTTTGATGAACCACGAGTAAACAAAGCCATATTGTTGTATGTTGGTAGTGGAGAGGAGTCATCAACAGTCTTTATGAGTACCCCATTGATGTAGAGATAGAACCTTCTTATATTTCCAATGTCAATATACTCTACTGCAAGATCATATACCGTTGGATTTTGCTCAGAAGCCATTCTATATTGACCAGTAAACAATCCATTATCTACAATGATATTTCCCAAGCCTTCCCAAAGTTTAATTGGGACTGCTTTATCACTAGACGAATCTTTTTGTATTTTATAAAACATAATATTATTTACATTTGCTTTTGAATTTGTCGTTACGTTTGTTGATCCTAAAGCAATAATCTCAAAATAATAACCAACATTTGTTTCTGAATTCAATAGTACTGCCAAGCCACCAGAACCACCAGACACGTTTATGTTCTTGTCTGGAGTGGTTCCAGGAACAACGTAGTATGTTGTATTTCCTACTGCTGACTGAGAATTTGATAATCCGCTTTCAACTTTACCAACGATTCTCATTCTTGTACCAAAATGCTTAAACTTGTCGGTCAATGGCTTTTTAACATATGACAAAAAGTTAATTGGAGACTCTTGTGCAGAAAAACTTGGTCCAGATAAGATAAAAGCAGAAGATTGAACAGTTCCAGTTTGAGTTGATCTGATTGAGTTGATGGTCTTTTCATCTACAAAGGTTGTTGATAAAAAGTTTTTAATGATATTGGTTCGTCCACTCTTTTTAGCAATTTCGGAATTTACTCCTGCTGCGCCTACTGTGCCAGTGGCTGTTCCATATCCAGTTTTAAATAAATAATCTGAGTTCATATCGCAGCCTCTTACGTTATCACTATTTAGCCAATGCTCTGATATAGATGCGTTATGTTCAACAATTGCAGTGCCAAATTGACCACGGCCATGTTCTTCAACTTCGCCATTCTTTAATCTTAAAACTCCTTGAAAAGTTTCATATTTTGGAAGAGAATAGATTCTAACCCTCCCTGTTGGATAAAGTTTACCGCTGAAAGATATCTTAGAAAAATAATTAGAATACTCTTGAGCACTAGAAATCCAAACATTGCCTTGACCAGATACGCTGTATTCTACAGCATCATACTTAATGATCTCTCCGTTGGAATAAAAATATCCATTATATCTAGATATCCAATAAACGCCTTCTCCAAAATCAATAATATTATCAACAACTACGTTGTTATTTACAGAAGGCACGTTAACTGAAAGTTTAGAGTTTAGTGGGATTGCACTGAGGGTATAGTCTGACTGATTTGTAACTTGACCAGTGGAAGTCTTTGTATTTTCTGTACCAGTGACTTCCCATAAAAGCACTGGCTTATAGATCCATGTCTTATCGGAGTCAATCAAACTTGCTTGCTTTATTGACCCATATGTTTTCTGAATTGACCTTGTGTCATAGTTAATTGACCCATTATTATAAACTAAATTATTTTGTGAAGAAACATCAATAATATTTAAATCTTTTGATAAGGTAAAGTCGGACGTTCTTTCTTCTACTGTTGGCATCATGTAAGATTTACTCATACAAATAAAATTATTATATTCATCAAAGAACATTGCTGTCTGTGTAGATCTTGCTAGATCTTGTAATATCTCTGCAACATTCTTGTCTGTTGGAATAAAGAAAAAAAGAATAATTGGGTCTACTTCTCCAGCAACCCTCTTAAATGCATAGTTTGCAAATCCAATAGAATCAAGTAAAAAAGAAACTGCAGCACTCAAACTTACATCTCTAAATAATGTTTGAGGAGCAGTAAGTGATTCAAAATAAAAGAATAGATCCCTAAGTTCTACAGTCAGTTTCTTATTAGCAATTTCATATTTTGGAAACCCTTCAGAGTACATAGTTTTGATTGGTACCATGTAGTCATAGCCATTTAAGTTTACAGTTACATCATAAATTTTAAACTGTATATGATTTGTAATATATTTAGAAAGAATGCTGTTAGAGTTGTTAACACTAAAAGCATCATCAAAATCAAACAATGATAAAGAGCCTGTCGATGCCAGGAGTTGTCCTACTGGCAACCCACTTGAACCTAAGTCTGATGCAGTCTTTTTTAGATTCAGTGTTGTAACTTTATCTGAAACATTGAGTAATAGCCTTGGGGATAGTTCGATTAGATCTAGGGTTGCTCCAATTTTGTTCATTGTTTGTGCAACTACCCTTAAACCTCCTAGGTAGTCAAACTCACGATACTTATACCCACTGTTTGTTGTGCTTGTAAATTTTACTGGAGAGGTTGCGTCTGTGACAAAATTTGTAAGTCTATCAACAGAATCTTCTTCCAAATACCAACCATACTCTGGGACAAATGTTTCTTTTACTCCATTAACCCATATTACATAGTATCCAATATCTGTGTCTGATGTTTTAATAAAATAAGAATATCCATTTAATGACTCATCAGGCAAAAAATCTTCTGAAGTATATGTATCAGCATAGATAAAAATATCTCTATATCTTTTAGGAATCTTTAAGCCATACGCCAACTCGACATATCCATCTGTTCTTATTACTGGGGTTCCGTCTTGTCGTAATGAGGTTTCTGTGAATGATACTAGGTCTACCCAGGTGTTGTCTTTTAGCCCCTGAACTTTCCATCTAAGTGGTACGCTTTTGTTTGTATCTCCATACAATGGATCAGAATATGTTCCTGTTGAGTTTGAAAATGGCCCCAGGTCTATATTTCCAGAGTGCGTCTGCATTTTAATAACTACACGGTTTGCTGGAACATTTTCTTCATAAACAACGTATGGCGCTGCATCGTTAATGGCATACTGTCCAGTACTAGACAGAAATGAAATTCCATGCTCAGTGCTACCTTCAGTTCTTAAAGATGTCCAGTATTTAAATTTATCATTTTTATCTGGCATGTAGTATCTTGGTCTACGAGCCATGTTTATATTTTGACTATGAAGATATCTTCCAGGCAAATAAGATGCTTTATTAATACCAGATCTTGGTCTGAATTGCTGAAAGCAAGACTCTAAAGAGTATAGCATTTTAAGTTTATCTTTTGTTTTTGTAAGAGTAGTTGGAAGGTTATTATCTTTATACCCGCCATCAATTGTTATATCTGCATCTGTTGCCCCTGTATAATTATTTCCAGCATCATTAATATCAAAACTAGTTGGAAGAGAGGAGTAGACAGACCCAGTCTGCGTAGGCCGATACCTATAGTTTCCAATATGCTTTATATTGGTTGGTATATTCATATTCCATTCT